TTTTTTTATGCGTTCGCAATGCGTCCGCATACATTCGACCAGTGAAGAAAAATTGTAATTCGATTGTATTTCAATAAAATAATTCAAGATTTCTTTTCAAAATGGCGTTTTTTGTCAAAAATCGCTGAAAATATTTTCAAAAAATCTTAAAAAAAATTGATTTCGATTGAAAAATAATTTATTTTATTGGTATGAAAGCGAAGCGAATCGAAACCATAAATCAATCTTTAACGAAAGGATTTACAATGATTACAAAAGAACGTCTTCAGAAAATGGCAAAAATGGTCGGGGCGACTATCACGTTTCACGCGCCGAACGGAATCAACGTATCACATCCGAACGGGGACTTTTCAATGTCGCCCGTTGACTGGGACTTCACGCGGAACGCAAGTCACGCTTTCCGTTTCCTTGTCAATCTGGAATGGACACTTTTCAGGAAAGCGGTTCGGAAGCTTACGGGCGAAGAACGAATCGCGCTTCGGAACGTTGCTGAAAAATCTTTACTGGAAGACGACCCCGAAGAAATCGGTTCTTCTGATATTGCTTGCGAACAATTTCACGTTTACCAAATGACGCGGAATGGCGACGGCGATTTCGACACAAAAAAATTAATGGATTGGGCGGGCGATTATGTCGAAGCTTGAAAAGTACACAATGGAAGATTTAAAAATCGGTTTTCGAATCAAGGCACACGGCGAAGGCGGAAAAATTTATGTCCTGATTGCAATCGACGAAACCGAAAACAAGGTCGCAATCAAGCGGGAATCTGACGGTCTTGTTTTGACTTATTCAATCCCGCTTTTTCTGAAGAAGCTTTATAAATTATCAAACAAAATTTAAACGAAAGGATTTATCATGACAATCGAAACAGTAAAAATCGAAAAAGGCGCAATGACGGCGGAAGAAATTCTGGACAAAAGCGGGAACGCGTGGATTGCGGAAGAACACGAATTAATCACAGGCGCGGGCGTTGTCTGTGACAATCACAAAGCAATCGTCAGAAGCGACAATCAGAAATATATCGGAATTGTCGGGAAGGATTACGGCGTCGTCCAGAACGTCGAACAATTTTCAATGTTCGATATTATCGCGAAGAAATACGGCGCGAGATATGGAAGCGTCAACACGTTCAACGGCGGTTCGAAAATAACCGCGTCAATGGTTCTTCCGATTCGGAAGACGGACGAAATCAGGAAAGTCGGCGACGTCCTTCAGCGTTCAATTCTTCTGATTAATTCTTTTGACGGTTCGACAGGGTTCGTCGGGGAAAATAATATGCTGGTTCTGGTTTGTTCGAATGGTATGACCGCGAACCAGAAGGGCGCGCGGTTCATGTTACGGCATACGAAGAACGTCAAAGACCGTTATGACGAAGCTTTGAAAATCTTCGCAAGGTCTGAAGCGTATTTCGACCAGTTTATCGGACAGGCGCGGACACTGGCGAAAAAGATAATGACCGCGCAAGACCTGAAGAAATATGTCCAGCATCTTTTCCCCGCCGACCCGAAGACGAAAAAGTTTTCGACACGGGCGTTGAATCAGCAGTCAATCGTCACGACCCTTTTCTTCGAAGGCATGGGGAATCTGGGTCAGTCGGCTTTTGACGCATATAACGCGCTGACCGAATATCTTGACCATAAACGTTTTGACGACGAAGACAAGGCGTCAGCGTCGAATACGTTCGGGACAGGGCGGAAGCTTCGGGACAAGGCGTTCGCATATCTGGAAGCGATTTAAACGGCTTTTAAAGGCATCCTGAAGGGGACGGGGGCGAAAGCTTCCGTCCCTTTTTCTTTTGACGCCATATAAAGCCGTTTAAGCGTCTGGACGGTCTGGGCGACTGTTCGGTCGCGGAACGCTTTTGACGGCTTCAGGGGCGCGGAAAAGCGGGTCTGGCGGTCAAATAACGGGTCGGTCACGCCGACCCCGCAGACCCGCACAGAAGACCCCGATTAAAATTCGATTGAATTTTATATTTTTAATAAAATTTCTTTGCATCTTTGATGAAAAATTCTATATTAGAATCAAAGGAAAGCGGGTTCGGAATGATAAAAATTTTAATCGGGTTCTTACGGAAACACGGGTTCTTCGTCGAATTGCGACTGACAGAAGGGTTCGAATTTGTTTCATTGTCCGAATATCAAATCGCGATTTCTTACAATCATAAGGCGGGCGCGTGGGTCATATTCCGCGACGACAAAATCAGGAATGTATTATTTGAAACTTCGAAAATCGAACGCGTTGTGAACTGGCTTCATGACGTTCGAAAATCTGTCCACAATTAACGAAAGGATTATCGAATGGAAAAATTGACGAATTCCGTCAAATCACTTTATCAGGAATGTCCGCGTAAATTTTTTATCAAACACGAACGCGGGTTCGTCCCAGTCCGTGAAGCGTCTTATCTGGCTTTCGGAACTGTCATTCATTCCGCCATTGAACAATTTTACAACGGGGTCGAATTCAAAGACATTGATTTCGGAAAAGAAATTGAAAACGAATTCGAAATGGTCAAGATTCATGAATTGATTCGCGGATATATCAATCACTGGGGGCGATTCGAAGAAGTTATCGCAACGGAAAAGGAATTCAAATTTCCGCTTTTAAATCCGAAAACAAAGTCGGCGTCACGGACTTTCGAAATGGCTGGAAAAATTGACGGCGTTGTTAAACAGAATGGAATCGTTTCTGTTATTGAGCATAAAACAACGGCGGACAATATCGAAGACCCGTCCTGTGATTACTGGTTGAAGCTTTCACTTGACCCGCAAATAAGCGGATATTTTGTCGGCGCGGAAACGCTGGGATTCGAACCGACAAATATTATTTACGACGTTATCAAAAAGCCGACAATCAAACCGTTCAAAGAAACGCCAGACGATAAAAAGAAATACAAAAAGGACGGGACTTTATACGCAAACCTTCACGACGCGGACGAAACGCCGAAAGCGTATCGCGAAAGATTGCGTTCTGATATTGCTGAAAATCCGAATAAATATTTTCAGCGAAAAGATATTCCCAGAATCGCCGACGACCTGATTGAATTTCTTTCCGATTCATGGTCAGTCGCGAAGCTTATAATGGAATCCAGAAACAACGATTTTTTCCCGCGACGGATTTCACAGTGTTTTAATTATTCAAAATGTCCGTATGTCGGCGTTTGTTCGAAACTGGAATCACTGGACGACGTCGCTTTATTTAAACAGGTCGGGAAGAATCCCGAATTAAATTCAACGAAAGGTGAATCGAATGAGTTTTAAACTGAAAGACGCAATCCAAATCGGTCAGCCGAAACTTTCCCCGCGAATAACAGTTGTCGGGGTCGAAGGCGTCGGGAAAAGTACGTTCGGGAATCGTTTTCCGAAACCGCTTTTTATCTGTGCGGAAAACGGGCTGGTCGGGTCTGAATTCAAAAAGACCGAAAATGTCAATCCGTCAAACTGGACTATGGTTCTGGAAACCGTGAAGGCGTTAATTTTGGAAGACAATAAATATAAAACCATTGTCATTGATACGCTGGACTGGCTGGAAACAATGCTATTCAATTTTATCTGTCAGCGTGACGGAAAGAAGGATATTGAATCTTACGGGTTCGGAAAGGGATTCACAATCGCTTCAGACGAATTCAAAAAGCTTCTGGTCGGTCTGGAAAAGTTACGACAGGACAAGGGGTTCGTCACTGTCCTTCTGACACACTGTCACATCAAAACGTTTTCGAATCCGACGGGCGACAATTATGACCGATACGAAATGAAACTAAACAAAAAGATTTCGGCACTGGTCAAGGAATGGTCGGACGCGGTTCTGTTTGCACAGTTTGAAGTCTATACGCATAAAGAATCTTCGAAGGCGAAGGCGAAGGCGGTCGGCACTGACGACAGGATTGTATATACCAGAACTTCGCCAATGTGGGACGCGAAGAATCGTTTCAATCTTCCAGAAAAACTTCCGCTTGATTATGACGAAGTCATGAAGTCAATCGAAACGGAAGGTCAGGACGCCGACGTCGAACTGTACGAAACCATTGAAACGCTTATCGACGAATCTGAAGCAATGTCTGACGAACTGAAAGACAAGGCGCGGAAGGCACTCGAACGGGACAAGGGCGACGTTATCAAATTAAAGACACTGTTAAACAAAATCAAAGCGTCCGCATAGGACGGAAAGGAAATTATCATGAACTGGACTCTCGAATGTATTATCAATGACCATGTTTTAGCGGAAGTCGGCGAAAAGAAAACGCCGTCAGTCAAATTCAAAATGACGCCTGTGAAGAACGTTGTCACTGGCGAAGAAATTCAGCCTTTTACACTTTACTTTGACGCGTGGCTGACTGAAAAATCTATCGAAAATTCGCTGAAGACATTGTCACAGTGTTTCGGCTGGAATGGTTCTGACCTGTCTGATTTTAACGGGACGGGTCGTTTCGTCGGCTTCAAGGTCTGGGCGGTCTGTGAAGAAGAAGAATATGAAAATGAACTTCGGACGAAGGTTCGTTTTATGAATCCGTTAGGCGGGGGCGGTTCGACGAAACCAATGGACGACAAGGGACAAAAGAAGTTGACGGATGCGCTGAAGGGGCGGATTTTGAAATTCAGGAAAGACAATCCCGATTCCGAAATTCCTGAAGGCGCGAAACCGTCGAACCAGTCTTCCCAGAAAATGACAGACGATTCCGAACTTCCGTTTTAGTTGAAAGGAAAAATTGACCATGCCGAAATTAATTAACAATACTGGCGGTCTTCGATTTATGAAAACGAAAGCCGAAGTCGCCGAAGTTTTAGAACGATACCGACAGGAAACGGGGAAGAATAAAAAAGACTTCGCGCTTCTTTTAGGTATCACTGGCGAAGCTTACAATCATATTGTCAAAGGCGCGTCATATCCGAATTTTAAATCCCTTTCAATTTTAAATCAAAATGGATTTAATGTCGGGTTATTGTTAGGATTAAACGACAGGGACGTCGAAGCAATCCGCGCGGGTCAATATGACGAATGACCGTTATTTTTCACACGACCAGAACGCGCGACATGACCCGAAAATAAAGTCGATTCAACGGCTTTTTCCTTTGGGTTATAAATATTTCTTTTGTACGGTCGAATATATGTTCGGTCAGGGCGGGGAACTGGAAATCGACGATTTCTTTTATGAAAATCTGACTGAAGAAATCGGTTCGGAATCCGCCGAAGAAACGAAAGAATTTATTGACAAGGCGTCGGGTGAACTGATTCCGCTTTTTTACAAGGTGAAACGCAAGGGAAAAGATTATCTTCGTTCGAAATCCCTTGACAGTCGCATTGATAAAATTAAGGCGAAATCAGAAACGGCTTCAAAGTCGGCGCGGGCGCGCTGGGACAAACCAGAAAAACGGCAACGGAAAACGTTTGAAGAAAATTCAATCGAAATGCAAATCGCAAAAAGAATCTATCGGGAATTCGCCGAACCGTTCGGCGCGCGCGTCCCGAACTGGCAAACGTGGGCGCGCGACGTCGACCTGATTCTTCGGCGCGATAAATTCGAAATTGAATTTGTCCAGAAGACGCTTGACGCAATCGGTCGACACGAAGGGTCAAACGGCTTCAGGTGGGGCGACGTGATTCGTTGTCCGTCAAAGCTTCGAAAGCATTTACAGTCGGGGAACGTATCGCCGAAACTTAATAATTCGAAGCGGTTGTCGGGTGCGGTCAAAGCGCAATCAGGAAAATATTCGAATGTCGGAAAGGACGTATAAATGAAACATATCGCAGACGACTTGACGAAAATTGTTGAATCTATCCAGTCGGCGGGCGGAATGAATATTTCCGAAGATTATGTTATGAACGAATTACGGAAGATTCAATCAAAGGTAATTGACACAACGCCGAAGCGATTCCGCAGTCATTTAAACGACCCGATTCCTGATTCAACGCTTGACTATCTTGACAATGGTCAGTCAATTCTTATCACGGGGGCGGTCGGGTCAGGGAAGACGACGACCGCTTTCGCGATAGGTTATCAATGGACAATGCGAAGGGCGAAGAAGTTTTATATTGACGAAAACGCTGGCGCGAATCGTCACTTGTCTATCCCGTCAATCATTATTCACTTCACGACGGCGACAGAATATCTTTTCGATATTCGAAATTCATTTAATGACGGCGGGGCGGAATCCGTTCGGGGTAAACTGAAGAATACGCGTCTTCTGATTCTGGACGACTTATTCGCTTCAAAAGCGACAGACCATGTTCACGAAGAAATTATTCATTTAATAAACGAAAGGTATCAATGGGAACGACCGTCGATTCTGACGTCGAATAAATCAATCGAAGAAATCGCCGACGTTGACGACCGAATCGCTTCGCGTCTTTCCGAAGGTCTGGTCTTGAATTTTAAATCGAAACCAGACTTCAGAATTCGAAAAGATTAATGTATATTAACAATGTCACTTTCACTTTAACAAAGGGGACTTCATGTCACTTGAAAAACCGAAGCTTGTCAACTATTCATTCGCAGTCAAAGAAGGGATTGACGTTCCTTCTGGCGCGTCCATTCCCGCGAAAATTAACGGGGTCGAAACGACAATCAATATTTCGATTGTCGAAGGCGACGCCGTTAAATCCGCGCCCGCAGTGGACGACGGTCGGGTCGGCGAACTGGAATCAGCACTGAACGACGCGAATGACAGGGTCAAAGACCTTGAAAAAGCGAATGAAAAACTTCAGAAGGAATATGAAAAGCTTTTGAAGAAAAAGGGCAGAAAATAAATTCGAATGGATTTAAAAGTTTTGCATTTCACGGTATTCGGCGCGCCGATTTCGATTAATAAGCTTTATTATAATCGGGGTCGGCGCGGTCGAATCCTTTCAGAAGAAGGAAAGAAATTCAAACGCGACGTCGGTTATATTGCATTGGAAGCAATGCGGAAGCGTTGTATTGAAAAGACGTCCGAACCGATTTCAATTTATATTCAATTCTTTTTTCCGACCAGAAGGGGCGACGTTGATAATTGCGTCAAAGCATTACTGGACGGATTATCAAGGGTCGTATGGAATGACGACAGTCAAGTCGCTGACAATACTTCGGGAAATTATGGAAACGGTTATCGCTTCAGGCAAATCACAGAAAAGCACAAAGACAAGGAAAATCCGCGAACGGAAATCACAATCAGATTTTACGAATCTTAAATCGAAAGGATAATCGAATGGCTGAACTTTACGAAGACCAGATTTATCGGAATCTGAAGCGGGCGAATAAAAACGTCGGCTTCATTCTGAAGAACTATGATTTCACGCGTGACATTTCGAACGACGGCTTCGTTCGAATTTTCAAAAAAGTATTTCCAGAAACAAATTATTCAATGGAAACAATCGTCAGGGCGCGTCGCTTCGTCCAGAATACGAAAAAGATTTTTGTCAAAACAGGGGCGCGGGTCGAATGGTCTGACGCTATTAAAAAATTAAAAGAAGAAGGATTCCAAATTCAACAAGACATTTTTGAAAGGGTTTAAATTATGGCGAATCAGAACGAAATCAACAAATCATTATTCGAATTTTTCAAACAGGACATTCCGCAGAACGGCGACCAGAAAAAACTGATTGAAGAAATGAATTCAAAACTTTCGACAATCCTTGATACACTGGCGTTTCTTCATGACGTTATACCGTCAGGTCAGGCGGTCGTCGTCAAGTTTGTTCATGGAAAAGTTATTCTGGCGAATCGTCTTGACAAGTCAGACCCGCGTCGCGTTACTCAATTAATCATAACGAAACCGCAGGGCGTTCTGGAATTGTCAGCAAATACGGAAGGCTGATATTGTGCGGATAAAAAATCACGAACGCGAAAACAGTCTGAAGGTATCGGACGAACTGAAAAAGGATATTCAAAAAAAGAATGACAAGGAATATTTAAATCTTGTCAGCGAAATTAATAATGTCCTTTTAAAGTCTGACAGTCAACACGAATCAGAAGTCAATCGAAGAAATGCGAATGTTTTTCTTCAGTTGCTTCAGGGATTCGTCGCGAAGGACGGCGGAAAATCTATTCTTCGAATTTCTGATATTGAAAAAGTCCTTCATAGAAAAATCAAGTTTGACCAGACGGAAGAATTTGTCAAGCTTGAACTGATTGATTAATCGAAAGGTCAAATCGAATGGAAGAAAAAGGGACACGCGTTCCGCTTCTGGAAAATATTTTGATTGAAGTCCTGAATGTATTCGCTTCGCGGATAGTCAAAACCTGTCACGCCGAATCTCTGGACGAATTTGAAAGACAGGAAAAAATATTTCAGGCGCGGAACGACGCGATTGAACAAATCACAGAACAAAGCGAAGGAATAGTCGAATGGAAAAAATTAAATGCTGGAAAGTCGAAAACAAACGTTTCGTCGAATACCCGTCAAATCGGGAAGACGCCGTCGAACGTCGTCGAACCGATAGACGTTTACGGTACGGGCGAATTAAACCAGTTAGGCAGACCGTCCCCGCCGAAGACCCCGTCTTCATGTACCCGCAATTTATAAACGGCGGAATCCAGCCGAAGACATGGAAACCGACAACAAAGCGCGACGTTAAAAAATACGACGAAAATCTTGTTTGTCGTTGCGGTCGGGTCGCAGACTTCGACGGCGAATATTGTAAACTTTGTATCAAATCACTTTCAGGAAAAAAGAATGGCAACAAAAGCTGAACTGGAAATGGACGTGACGGGACTGACCGAATGTCTGGTCGAAGTACACAACGCGGTCATTAAAAGCGCGACAGACGTCCTTCCGCTTGATAGTCAGCAGACCGTTTGTCAAAAAATTGGTCGGACGCTGGAAAGCGTTCACGGGGAATCTATAATCGAAAGGCTGGAAACATGAAAAAAGACAATCACTGTCCTTCTGGGAAGAAGAAATGTATGCGGACAATTAACGGCGGTCAGACCTGTATTTATAATGGGCGGGAATACTGGGTCAAAGGATTTCTTCACTGTCCGTTCAAGCCGAAGAAAAAATCATATCTCAAATTAAACGGGGTCGCCGTATGATTCGAAGACTGTTAAATTTGTTCAAAGCAAAAAGGCGCGCCGACCATATTGAAAACGCCCAGTCAGTCGCGGGTCTTCTGATTGAACTGAAGCGCGGTCTTCAGTCTGAACGAATGGCGTTTAATCTTATGAATTATCGGGAAGCGAAGCGAATCAATGGCGAACTTTTGAAAATGATTTCGTCTGTCAAAATGAAGGGATTCAAAAATGATTAACTGGGTTCGAAATATTTTTTATAATTATTTTTCGGACAAGGGGACGAAGTGGTTCGAATATGCGGTTCATTATTATTGCAATTTCCCCGCCGATTCATTGGGATTTCAACGGGGCGAAATCTGTTTTCGTCTTGGAATATTATGTGACGAAGTCGCGAACTTATTCAAATCGAAAGGATAATCAAATGGAATCGTTGGTTTTTGTTTACGAAATCGAAGTCGAAGACAATAAGAAGGGGACGCGTCGGGTCTTTTTGTTGGTATGCGATATTGACAACGCAACGGACGCGATTCGAAAAGCTTATAAAAAATTTACTTTTGAAAACGAATATGTCCGTTCAGCGCGTCTTGTCGGGGAAGCGCAAATCTAAAAGCGAAGGGGAAGCAAAATGAAAACAATCGTTGAAATTGATTTCAAAAATAATTCAATTGCTTTTGTCGGCGACCCCGATTCGTTTCTGAAGAAGCGTATCAAGGAAATGAACGAAGACTTGAATCGGGTCATTCCCGTCTTTGACTGGTCGAAGGTCTTCGAATTCACAGACGAAACATTCAGCGCGAAGGTTGACGTTTCCAAAATGTCCGATTCGTTTCGGGGACAGGTAAAATTCGAAACGTTCCTTCGGGTTTTCTTTTATGAATGTCACAGACAGGGAATTCGAATCGTCAAAGATTATGAATAAATTATTCATTCTGTTTTTATTATTAATCTTATCTTGCGGGGACAAACCGACAGAAGAAAAGAAAAAAACAAAGCTTCCCCCGTTTGATTTATTCGATACTTCGAAAGGAAATTAAAATGAATATTCTTTACATTGATTTAGAAACGACAGGTCTGAACGCGCAGAAGAACGGCGTCTGGCAAATCGCAGGGGCGATTGAAATCGGCGGGGAAATAAAAGACGAATTCGATTTTAAATGTCAGACTGTGAAGGGCGACGTCATTGACGACAAAGCTTTGAAGGTCGGCGGAATCACGCGTGAACAATTAATGTCATTCGAAGACCCGTTCGATACATATCGAAAACTTGTCAAGGTCTTCGAAAGACACGTCAACAAATTCAATTTTCATGAACGCTTTTATATAGGCGGTTATAACGTACACTTTGACGTCGATTTTATTTCGAACTGGTTTAAAAAATTCTGTAATGACAAATACGGATTCGGAAGCTGGACGAACTGGCGGAAGATTGACCCGATTTCGATTCTTCACTGGCTGGCGTGGACAGGTCAGATTCGTCTGGATAATTATAAACTTCAAACAGTATGCGACGCCTTCGGGGTCAAGCTGACGGACGCACACGACGCGAAGGCGGACATTCGGGCGACGATTGAATTGATTCAAAGGATTCGGAAGAAATTTGTCAAAGCGTTTGAAGTGAAGGGGGCGTCATGTTAGACCCAGAACTGGACGACGCACAGATGAAAATAATTTTCGAAAACGTCAGACGTTATCTTCCGCATTTAGCACAGACGGCGAAGGTTTATTTCGATTCACTTGTCGAACAAGGATTCACGGACGGTCAGGCGTTGACGTTGACGACTGGTTATATTCAAACGCTGACGAAGGGAAATTAAAATGGAAAACGAAATGGTCGAATTCAAACTTCGGGTCGACGGTCAGGAAACATTCGTCGACGAAGGGATATTCGTTCATGAAGACCAAATTTCCGAAATCGTTCTTTGTAAAGAAATGACGAAGTCAGGGAAGACGGCTGAATTTTGTAGACTGTTTATTAAAAATTCCGAAAGGTCTTATGAACTTGATTATCCACACGACTTTATGATTAATGCAATGCGGGAAGCAAATTTAATTAAATCGAAAGGAAATTGAAATGACCGAATACACAATTAAAGTCCCGACGTTTTTAGTTTATATTATGTTCTTCTTTATTTTGATTGATATTATACTTACGGTAGGAAAGATTTATTATTTGTCACGACTTCGAAAAAAAATAAAAGAAGAATCTGACAAAGGGACAATCAAATCAATTATATACTGACCAGTTAATTGACGAATTAATTCTTTTTATCTATTTTATTGATATGGCAATACGCAAAAAAAAGACGAAGAAAAAAACCACACGAAAACGCACAGACCTGAAGAAATCAGGCGTGAAGGCGAAGACGTCGGGAAAGGACACGCCCGACCGTTGCGACTGGATTCACAATCAGGCTATTATTGAGCAAGCTTATTTTGAAATCAATCGCGAAACGGGGCGCGTTCCGACCGCGACGGCAATCGCAGAACGGACAGGTCTTCGGCGTGAAACGGTCGGCGCGCACTTGAAAAAGTTTGACTTTTCCCGCGTCCGCCGTCGTCTGGGCGTTGCTTTAAATATCGCACTGGGTCGGGCAATCGAAAACGCTGGAAAGCCGAACGCCTTCTTCAAAGACATTGAATTGCTTTATAAGATAGGCGGGGAACTTGTCGAAAAGGTCGAACACGGCGGTCGAATCGACTTCCGTTCTTTAAAGGAAAAACTGTCAGATGGAAGCGAAGGTGGGGACACGGACTTCGAAAGGGCGAAAAAGCTTTCGCAAATCCTCATATCCGAAAATCTTATCTAATAATCTGGACAGGCGAATCGAACTTCTGGACGAAGCTTCGACAAATCCGCATCTTCAAAATATTCTTTATAAGCAATGCAGGGACGATATAACATTTTTTTTCAATTATTTTTTATGGACGTTCAATCCGAAAGTCGAACCGAATCACTTTCCTTTTCTTTTATATCCCGTTCAGGCTGAACTTGCGAAATCATATCAGGACGAAATTAAACGGGGCGTCGGGTCGCTGACAGAAAAGTCCCGTGAAGTCGGGGCGACCTATGTCTGTCTGGGCGTTCATCTTCACCAATGGATTTTCGAAGAAGGCTTCGAATCCTTGCTTCTGTCAATGCGGGAAGACGAAGTCGACAATCCGACGCCGTCTTCATTGTTCGGGAAGATTCGGTATATGAACGACCGACTCCCCTTCTGGCTTCGTCCTTTTAAATTCAATCGCAGAATAAATCAGAAACACCTGACGTTCACGAATCCAGACAACGGGAATTCGATTGTCGGACAGGCGACAACGGAAGACGCGGGGCGGTCTGGGCGGAAGTCGGCGGTCTTGATAGACGAATACGCTTCGATTTCCCCGCGTCTGGTTCGGGGTCTGGAAGTCGCGCTGAACGAAACGACGAACTGTATTCAGCGATTATCGACGCCGAAAGGAATCAATCAGTTTAAAGCAATCAGGGACAGGGGTCTTTGTCGGGTTCATACCGTACACTGGACGCGAATCCCGCCTAAATTAGACGGTCTTTATTATATCAATAGTTCGGGTCGCAAAATTGATTTAGACCCTTCTGACACGTCTAAAATCAATCCATACGGTTATCTGAAGGGGAAGACGGGGAAGACAACAAAATTCCGCGTTCGGTCGGCGTGGTATGACCAGAAATGTAAAGATTATCTTCATGAACGCGACCGCGCACAGGAACTTGATATAAATTATCTGGGTTCTGGATATTGCCGATTCGACGGGGATATGATAGAAACGGGGTCGGCGAATACGCGGGACGGGATTCGGGGTCGGCTGGAAATGGTCGGCGGAAAACCGAAATTCGTCGAAGTCGAAGCGGGCGCGCCGTTCGAACTGGAAGTCTGGAAATTTCCGACAGTCCCGCATTATGACTATCGGTCAGTGATAGGCGTCGACGTCGCTGAAGGTCTTGAAAAGGGCGATTATTGTTCAGCCGACGTTCTTCAAAAAGACCCGTTCACAGGTAAAATTAATCTGGTTGCTTCGCTTCATGGTCATTTTACACCTGACGTCTGGGCGGAAAAGATAACCAGACTGGGATTCTGGTATGACGGCGGGGCAGAACTGGGCGTCGAACGAAACAAAGACGGTCTGGGCGTCCTGATTTCATGTCGGGAAAACCATAATTATATTAATATCTATCGGGGCGACGACGACCGCGACGGATTTCTGACAAAGCAATCGAATAAATTCACTATCACGGGCGACCTTGACGAAGCGTTGCGGTCTGGCGAACTGGTCGTCGAATCCATAAATCACTTCACAGAACTTTCCATGTTTGAAAATAACGACGGGAAGCTGGGCGCGACTGGCGAAAATCACGACGACCGCGTTATGTCCCTTGCGATTGCATGGCATATTATAAAGCAATACGGGACGCCGAAGGAAAAGCCGATAGGCAAAGCGGAACGGAAGAAAATAAAACGCTTTGATACTTCACGTTTTTAAATTATCTTTAAGAAAAACCCAGTTTTTATTCCAAAATTAACGAAAGGGCGTTATCATGTCCGCACTGATTGACTTTTATAATCGGCTTCTGGGTCGAAATCGAACGACCCGCGAAAGTCTTTCGAAATCCAAAAAAGACGATTTTATGACCCATACCGATTATGATATATTCACGACATTTCTGAACGGTCTTCTTCCAGACCCAGACATTGTTCTTCAGAAGGCGGGTCTGACGGCGTCCGCCTATTATGAATTAATGACCGACAGTCATGTCGCGGGTTCGGTTATGCAACGGAAAAGTCGGGTCAAGCGAATGGATATTATTCACCTTGCGGGGAAGGACAAAGAAGGGAAGACTGACGCAAAGGCTGAAGAAGCTTTGAACTTTTTTCAGGAAACGCTGGAAGGGATAGAACGAATCCCTGAAGTCGTCAACGAAATTCTGGACGCGCCTTTATACGGGGCGACATACCTTGAAATGTACTGGAATCAAATTCCAATGTCGACCGACAAGCCGAACGGTCAAATTGTCCTGACCGACATTATGGCGAAACCGTTCGAATGGTTCTGTTATGATTTAGATAATGTCCTGAAGGCGAAGACGTCCGATACGACATTCGCCTTTGAATTGATTGATATTCCGCCGAACAAAATTCTTCCCGTTGTTAAGGATTCGACATATCGGAATCCGTACGGCGAACGCGCTTTCAAGCGGGCGTTCTGGGCGTATCAATTCAAAAAAGGCGGTCTTCGGTTCTGGACTGAATTCCTTGAAAAATACGGAATGCCATTTCTTTTCGGAAAACTGGATTCAAAGAAGTCGACGACAGACCTGACGTCCTTCCACAATGACCTTGTCGATATGGTTCGGAATGGCGTTGTCGTTTCCAAATCAGACGGCGCGGGCGAACAAATCGACGTTATTGAAACAAAGTCCAGAGGCGGTTCGAATGACGCTTATAAAACTTATAAGAACGCAATGAATATCGAAATTTCAAAAGCGATACTGGGCGAAACACTGACCATTGAAAATTCCGAAAGCGGGTCACAAAACGCAACGGAAACGCATCTTGAAGTTTTAGAATCTATTCAAGACGAAGACAAAGCAATGGTTGAAAGGACGTTTAACAGGTTAGCGCGCCTTATTACCGACATGAATTTCGGGAAAGACGTTCCTTCCCCGAAGACCGTCCTGTCAGACCCGAAGGAAATATCCCTGAAGTTGGCTGAACGTGACGGGACGCTGACTGAAAAGCTGAACGTTCGATTCAAAAAGGAATACATTTCAAAAGCGTACAAAATCGACGAAGACGACTTTGACGTTGTCGCGCCGACGCCGACACCTTCCCCGACGCCCGCATCAACAAAGAACACGCCCGAACCGAATGAAAATCCAGATAAAGAATCGCCAGAAACAAAAGAAGGCGACGAAGAATTCGCCGAATCATTTCCGCTTCAGGACGGCGTCGAACGATTCATTGACGGTTCAATCGAAAGAATGGAATTTCTGACCGACGACCTGAAGACAAGGCTGGGAAGAATAATAAAAACGTCCGATAATTATGGCGAACTTATCGTGAAACTGGCGACCATGAAAGACGCGGTCGATTCGACGACTTTCGCGAATATGTTTAATCAGTCGCTTGACATTGCTTACGTTGTCGGGGAATACGGCGTCAATGAGAATAAAATATGATTACGAATAGATTTATCACCTTCCCGACCCTTCAGAAATATTGTATTCATGTCTACCCGTGTTATCA